GCACTGGACCAGTTGCTGGGAGTAATTCTTTGTAAGCGTGTGCTTGAAACTGTGTTACTGCTTCAGCTAATACAGGGTGTGTTGCACCACTTGCATTTGTAAATGGCTGTGATCTTGTTTGATATTTAAATCCTAATAAATCTAAACCTTTTGTATAACCATCTTCCCAATCTTTTCTAGACGCTTTGTATTGTGTGTAATTTTCATAAAGATCAGAACCTAATCTACCTAAAACTTCTTCTGGTAATAAATCTGCTAAATTATCAAAGTGTTCGTTTGTACCTGGCTGGTTTACAGCTTCTGGATCAAAACTAATTGTTGCACCACCATCTTCTTCTTGTGTTACTTGAATATCGTCTGGTCCAACCTGTTCTTCTATGTTTGCTTGAGAAGCCTCTACAACTTCTTCTTCACTAGGTAATTCTATTTCCTGCTTTACGTTTGGTAAAGACTTGTCTATTTCTGACATTATTTTTCTCCGAGTTCGAAACCACTATAGTCTTTTTTCCAGGAACATTCAACCCCTGTGGGTGAGGTCCTCTAAGAGGTGGTATCGTGGTTGTTAGTTTTTTAGTCATCTTGTAATAGTTTCATTCCTTGTAATCCTAGAGAAGCACCGAATCCAAGTATACCGGCTCTAGATAATAGTCTTAAAGCAGCAGGGCTCATACCTAATGAAGCAATACCTCTAAGCGCTGATGGTAATCCTCTTGTTAATTTTGGTGTTTGATCTGCAAATGCAGGGTATAAATAATTTAATGGGTCTGTTGCAATATCTGTTAAAGAATCTCCTGATGCTATTTGATCTGTGATATCCATAGCTGCTAGTGGTGCAAGTAGTCCTGGTGATGCTGCAACTCCTAATCCTCTACCTAAAACTCTTAAACCTGTTTTAGCTACTCCAGGTCTTGGCCCACCTAATCGTTCTGATTTTTCTATACCTGCTCCTCGTGATTTACTTGCTGTAATTGTAGAAGGCGCTGAAGCAACTACCGAACCTGCAATAACCGCACCAGCTGTTGGTAATTGAAAATCTAAAATATCAGGTCTTTCAAATTCTGGTGCAATAGGATCTGTTGCCATTGACACCAACATATTCTTCTGTTGGTCTTCGTTTGATAGGTAACTTGTTGGATCATCGTTTCTAAATTCTTTTACAATTGCTTGTGCACCTGCACCAACAGCTCCTGCTAAAGTAAATCTTTTTACGTTTGGTGATTTTACAAAATTTAAAAAACTATTTGACGCTTGTTTTAATTTAGTCATAGCTGGACTAGTTGATGATGATTGTTCAAAAACTTGAGCAGCTTTTACAGGATCTTTGTTTACAGCTGCAGCACAATCACCAGGAAGTCCACCTCTAGATAATAAATTACATACCTCTAACTGTTCTTTTTTAGATAACTTGTTTGCAGCTTTAAAAACATTTTTTCTGTTTTCTTCAAACATTTTAATTTTAAGTTGTGCATCAAAATCATTTGGATCTGCTTTTTTAATATAGTCTACAATCTGTCTTTCAGTCATACCTGGAAACTCATCAAACATATCAATAGCTAAACGACCTCCTCCAAAAGAAGATGTCTTTTTAGTTATTGGATCCATGAAAGTAAACTGTTTAAAACCTTGTGACTGACCCGCAAGTTTTGCACCTTTGATATTTATATCTTCTAATTGTTTAACAAGGTCTTTTGGGTTTTCTTTTAACAATCTTTCTCTTTTTTTATAGAGAGCTCTCATTTTAAAATCTATTCCATCTGAGTCTGCAAGTTTATAATTTATAGAAGCAGGTGCATAACCTATATTAGAACCAGTAATATATTGTGAAAATATATCATCCATGTGTGATAGATTAGTTTTTTTAGTTCCTTGAAAAGGTCCTTCTTTTACACCACCAAATTTTTTTAAAGCTTTTGTTCTTTTTTTACTTTCAAAAGATTTACCTTTAAAAAATTTTTTCTTTGCCTCTGGTGTTCCAGATCCTGCAACCACCTGAGCTTTTTGAATTTTGTCTACTTTTTTCTGATCGTCAAATACAGATGCATCATAAAAATTTTTACCTTTAAGCATTTTTTTAGGAATGTTAAAGACAGTGGCAAAGTTATTAGCATTTCTATCTTTACCAACAAAAATATTTTTTGTGCTAGCTTTTTCTAACATTTCTTTACCAGTCACAAAACCTTTAGGTGGTTTAAGATCTACATTACGTGCTCCACCAGGTAGGATTCTATCTTTTAAAATTTTTTCTAATTCTTCTTTAGTTCCGTAGTAAACTTTTTTATCTAATCCTAAACGTAAATGATATAGTTTTCCTTCGTCAAAAAGTTTTGAATATTTAGGGTTAGCTTTAACATTTTTACCCTTCTTTAATACTTGTGTAACTGCATTATCAGCCATTACACCTCCAGGATGCCGGCAAGACCACCGCTTTTAAATCCAATACCTACATCTATGCCAAGTTGTTTTTGAAGATCTTTAATTGCATCTGGAAAGTCATCTGGATTTTTTAATACTTTATAAAGTTGTTTAAAATATTCTGTTTTTTCTGGACCAACCATAGTTTTGTCAGCACTCATTTTTCCAAATAATCTTGATACGTCGCTACCTGTAAAACCATATTTTCTTAATGCTTCGAAAGAAGCTTTACCAAGTCTTGCAGCACCACCAGCAAAGAATGGCACACGTCCGCCATCTGCAAATTCAAAGTCATCTATGTCAACAGACTCAGGATCAAACATTCTATCAGTGACTCCTCTGCCACCTTTGTCTTTGACACTAATTAATCTTTCAGCAAAAAGTTGTATGTCATTTGGTGTATCTAGTTTTGCAACTGCTGCTGCAACCTTTGGCCCAAAATATTTTTGTACCAATAACAGTGGATCACCCATACCACCGCCACCACCTTCTGTCATAAATTTAAAATCATCTGCTTCCATGATATCAGATAGAGAAGGGTTGCCTGGTTCATCAGTTAGACTTTTTATTCTATTTAAAAAATCTCTAGCATTTGCTCTTACAACTGGTTGTGCATTCTCTGATACACCAGCATTTAAATAAATTTTATTTACTAAATCGTTTACGATTAAATTATTATTTTGCACATTCTTAAGTGCTTCTAAACCTTTACCAGTTGGTAAAATAGTTTCTGCTGCATCGACACCTTCTGCTTTTGCCAAATTTTTAATTGTTTCTTCTGCAGATGCAACGGGTGCTGCAATATCATCTGGTCCGCCACGTGAACCCACTGGTGGCATATCCTTCGGGCTAACATAACCATAGTCGTCGCCTTTTAATCTCAAAGACATTAAACCTTCTTTGTCTAAGTTTCTAGTCCCTGTTACCATGTCTGTAATGTTTGCTGGCGCTGCAGGTGGAAAATAAAAATTTTCCATTGCTTTCATATTAGATAATAATTTGTTTGCTTGAATATCATTTAGCTTACCAGCTACTGCATAACCTACAGAGCTTGTTAATTCTTCTACTGCTTTTGATTGTGGTAATACACCTAACGCATCAACGTTAATATCCATGTCTAACATCAGCTCTGGTGATTTACCCTTTCCTAAAAAACTTACGTTAGTTTTAGTTCCAAGAACTTCATTAAGATTACCTCCTAACTTTTTATAAGATTGAAGGATTGCATTTAATATCGGTTTACTAGCCATAATATTCTAATCTACTCCTGTCAGGTAGTGGTTCGTCTTTGTAAGAATCTTTATTACGAACTAAGCCACCTTGTTTAATACGCATCAACGCCTGAGTCATGGAGTCGACATAGTCATCGTAATCTCCATATGGAAATGATGCACACTCTTCCACAACTTCTTGAGCAAAATGTTGGTGCATAGGAGCCCATATCATTCCTGTCTCAAACAGCGGTGATACTGAGTTTACTCTTGCATGTTTATCATTTCCTCGGCTCGGTGTAAAGTTAACAACTGGTATTCCCATATCTCTTAATTCAGCCGTTAGCGGTATACCAGAGGCCTTTGCCTCTACTATAACCATGTCAGGACGCCAGTATAAATACTCTTCGTGAGCAACTTTCTTTAGTTCTGGAAACTCATATCGATCTTTAAAAGCATTTAATAATATTATCTGAGGGTTTTCATCTTCTGACTCAAAGACTCCCCATGTGGTTATAGCTGAAAAGTCAGCAGATTCTTTTTTGAGAAAAGCTGTATCGTAAGACTGA